AGAATACAATCTTTCAGATGCTATTCAAATGAATGAAATGAAAGCAGAATACAATCTTTCAGATGCTATTCAAATGAATGAAATGAAAGCAGAATACAATCTTTCAGATGCTATTCAAATGAAAGCAGAATACAGAACAATCACGACTGATTTATTCATTGAAATAAATACCAGATTACCATATACTGATGATGTTGATATTAAATTTATTTATTTGAAATCAGATAGTATAACAGAAACGGAAGAATTCGATTTTAAACCGGATCCAATGAAGAGAACCATCAAAAAAGAAAATTCGTCCGCTATTACAGAATTGCGATCTGAAATTACCAAGTTAAAAAATGTTTTAGATAAAGTATCAATCGAAATCCAAAATATCAACAATAAAATTATTGCAATTGAAAAAGATGCGAAAAATTGCGCATGGGAAGAAGATATTAAAATTCAATAATTGAATAAAAAAAATTGAAAAAAAAAATATGCAGCAACATATATTAATTATATTAAAATAATAAAAACATTATTTGTTTAATAAATAATTAATTAGTCAATATGGAGGCACAAGATGTATTCGACTCTGATGGATATGACATCGCGTTACCATACACGAATACACCAGAACAAAACAGATACAAAATAAATAAAATATATTTTGAGCAAAGTCCATTTAGTTATGTAGTAGAATATATCGAAGCGGATGACATAACTAAAATAACCTGTTCCCACGATGAAGAATACTATTGTTGGTCCAATATAATTAGTGAACCTATTCGAACAGAAAAACATAGTCAAAATCAAGCTAATTTTGATATAGCAATAACGCCCAAATTATTACTCACGATACTAAAAGAGTTTCACAAAGGCAAATTGGCCAACACATTCAAATTAAAATTCCCAAAAGAATACAAAACAGTAACAACAGATTTATTTGTTGAAATAAATACCAAATTGCCATACAGTGATGATATTGATATTAAATTTATTTGTTTGAAACCCGATAGCATAACAGAAGCTGATAGATTCGATTTTAAACTAGATCGAATGAAGAGAACCATCGAAAAAGAAAATTCGATTGTTGTATCAGAATTCCAATCAGAAATTACCAAGCTTACAGCCGAAATTGAAAAATTAAATAATAAAATTATTTCAATGGATAAAAAAATGGATACATGTATAACATTATATAATATAAAAAATTTCGCAACCAAAGATGATTTGGATAAGGTATCAACCGAAATTCAAAATATAAATAATAAAATTATTGAAATTGAAAAAGAGGAAGAATATGATGGACCAGACTTTGCTTTTGTGGATGATTTGGAAAAATGTGCCACAAAAGTAGAATTGGCCAAGTATGCTACTAAACAAGAATTGTGTCGACATGGTCGAGCTTATATAGTAAAATTGGCTGGGTATGCTACCAAAAATGATTTAGACAAATACGCGCTGAAAGTAGTATAATATTAAGGCTCACTAAAAAAATTGAAAAAAAAAATATGTAGCAACCTATATTTATTATATTAAATTAATAAAAACATTATTTGTTTAATAAATAAATAATTAATTGGCCAATATGGAAGCACAAGATGTATTTGAATCGGATGGATATAACCTTGCATTGCTATATGAAAATTTGTCAGAAAAAAGTGAATTTAAAATAAATAAAATTTGTTTTGAGCAAAGTCCATTTAGTTATGTGGTTGAATATATTGAAGCGGATGATGTAACTAAAATAACTTGTTCACATGACGAAGAATACTTTTGTTGGTCTAATGTAATTAGTGAACCAATTCGAACAGAAAAACATAGTCAAAACCGTGCTAGTTTTGATTTGGCAATAACACCTAAAATATTATTTACGATATTAAAAGAGTATTGTGATGGCAAATTGGTTAATACATTTAGTCTAAAATTTCCGAAAGAATACAAAACGGTCACAACTGATTTATTTATTGAAATAAATACTAGGCTGCCATATAGTGAAGACATCGATATTAAATTTATTTATTTGAAACCAGACAGCATAACTGAAACAGAAAGATTTGATTCCAAACTAAATCGAATGAGAAAAGAACAAGATTCCGTCATCAAAGAAATGCAGTCCGATATCGCAGACTTAAAAAATATGTTAAAAAAAATAATGGGAGAATACGTGACAAAAAAGGAGTTGCATATATATAATAACCAAGTATTTGATAAATTTGCGACCAAAGAAAATTTAAAAAAATACGCAATAAAAGAGGATCCAGTTAAAACCAATATAATACCCGCAAATAAATAATTTATTGTGAACATCGCACCTTTAATTTTATCTATGAATCATAAATAAAATTAACTAAAAAATTGTTTTTATTTTTGTCTATCATCTTTTTCATTATAATTATTTAATATACACATAATAACTTATTATGTCTACCGGATCAATTCATCATACCAGATTAAATATTCAATCTGATCCCATTTTTGAAAATTGCATCATGATTATCATGTCTTATCCTGGTTATAATACAGAAGATGGTTTGATAATGAATCAATCCGCTATTGAAAAAGGTTTATTTCGCGCACAAGCATTAAAAAAATATTCACTGACACAAAAAAATTGAAAAAAATAATAATAAGGCAACCCATTAGTTTTTGACAGTGAGTATTATCGACTTCGATAATATCCATCGACGAATAATGGCCACCAAAATAATTCCCAACCAAAACAAAATCTATGCTAGACCACAACAATTTTCAGATATTAACGATAGTTCATCAATTCCTGTCAAAACAATTGACAAGTCTTTGGCCGGCTATCAGAAACGCTTAATGCAAATGCTTATGGGTTTATTTGATCAGGCATTTGTACTGGTTACTGAGCAAAAAAAAGACTCTACCATATTTTATCAAACTGCAACACAAATCGATAAAGCGGATGCTAAAAATAAACTAGCGCAAATTATTGAAGCTGCCGATAATGCCAAAAAAAGATTAGCGCAATCTACAAACCTCACCGCAGAGGAAAGAAGAAATTTGTCACTAACTATTTCGGCAAAGGATTCGGAAGAAACAAAGAAATTAGTTAAGCTTCTGGAAACCCAGGAAAAACTTTGCGAAAAGTTGAATGAAAATAAACAACGTTTGTATAAATACAAAAATGAACTTCCAATTTTGGTTGCTGATATGTTAGCGCCTTTCTATTGGAAATTTGATCCCGCGACACCAAAGTTCTTTGGTCAATGGGGTAAAGAAGAATCCGAAATAGTACATTACTATCATTGTCCACAGCACGGTATGCCGAAATGTATCAATGATCACAACAAAATACGTTACCAATACGAAATACTCGATAGAGAGTTTGCTACTTTCTAAAAAACATTGAAGATGTGATAATATATTATAACTAGTTACAATTAGTTATAATATATTATGACATATTATAAATATGTTAAAATCAATCAAACTGGATGTGGAATATAAAGAGGATTTTGATGGAAATTGTATAACAGAACGTTTTATTAGAATAGGTAGTTTTAGTATTTTAACTACTTTTACTGTAACGAAACAGGATTTATTAAATTTTTTATCAGGCAATCTCATCCGTATTTATTTATCAATAAATGAACATGAATCTATTTCAATGAAACAATCGGAATTTTTACCCAATAAAAATATAACAGATGATAATAGTACCGAATTTGAATTTGCAGAAGAAAATTGTGTCGAATTTGAGTTTACCGCAATAATGTTTAATGGTAATACAAATATATCTCGAAGTGATGCGTATTTGTTTTGCCAAGAATTATTACCACATATAGCCTAAACCAAATATAATATATTTTTTTTAGAGCGAATCAAAGCATAATAAAAACATATTTTAACATATTATAATATATTAAAAATATGGAATCAAATCAAAAAATTTATGTTTCATTAACAACCATACCATCCAGGATCAATCATTTAAATTTTACCATTGATTCTTTAATGAATCAATCATTATCTGCTACCAAAATTATCCTCAATATTCCGATTAAATATAATCGTTTTTCCGGAATTAATTAATAAAATACCGGAAAGACTCGAGAAAAATAATAAAATTATGATTCATCGATGTGCTGATTTTGGTCCTGCAACTAAAATATTAGCTTTGGGTCAATTGTCAATAATTAATTTAAATGATATTATTATTGTTTGTGACGATGATAGAATATATGACTATAATTTTATCCAAAAATTGGTAAGTGGACTTGGTTCTAAACCGGATTGTTGTGTTACAAACGCTGGTTGGGAAATTGAAACATTATCGCAATACACCTACCAAAAAACTAATTTACCGAGAGGAATCGAATACCAATCATCAGGATATGTTGATATTCTAGGTGGATGTTGCGGTTTTGCCCTCTATTATAAACAATTTATTGACAGTGATATGATGAATAACATTGATACCAATTCACCATCATATTTTGTGGATGATGTATGGATATCTGGACATTTAACCATTAACAATATTAAAATTTGGATATTAGAAACTGGAACGGATGCTATCAGATCTCTTAGTAGTAGTGTTGATTCACTTGCCACTGATAATAATCATCGAAAAATATGTAACGATTATGCCATTAAATATTTTATTGATAAATATCATATTTGGAATACAGATTTTAGTAAGACAACAACAGTTGCTCTCATTGAACCAGCTAATAATGAAATAATATCAAATGCCAAATCCGTATTCGAAAATATTTATAAAACATGCGGTTGGGGTAATGGATCTGGGCCCGGTAGTACTATTGAATATAATGTTGATTACGTTGGAGTTTTAAAAAGGTTATTTGATGATTTAGAAATTAAATCAGTTGTAGACATTGGTTGTGGCGACTGGCAATTTTCCAGACACATTGATTTTAATCAAATTAATTATACTGGAATAGATGTGGTCGAACAGTTGATCCAAACAAATACACAATTATTTAGCAAACCAAATATTCATTTTGTTTGTTTAGACATAATACAAAATCCAGAATCTGTACCCGAATCCGATTTAATTATTTTGAAAGATGTCGTTCAACACTGGCCAACAAAAACTATTATTAAAATTTTAACAACTGTCAAGTCCAAAGCTAAATATATACTATTAGTTAATTGCTGTCACCAAAATGATCCATTGGATGATATCAATTTGGGTGAATATCGACCATTATCGCATACTATGTATCCTTTACAACTTTTCTGCCCAATTTTTATTAAAAAATATTATAGCAAAGAAATTTTATTAATTAAATGTTGATACTTAATATTTTGTGATCATATAATAATAAAATCATAAATTAATCATAAGAGAATCTAATTTCATTTACTTTTTGAATGTAATTTTTTCTGGCGACTTCTTTTGCCATACCTTTAAAATTAAGCCAATGTTGCCATTTTTGCCTTGATTTTTTTCCAAATATCGGCATCCATGTGCAATTATCCCCATACATTGATTGCATAGCCAGTGCATATAATTCCAACGAAATTGTTTCATTTGGTTCGATTCTGAAATTTTTGACAATTTCTTTAGCGGCGTCAAACTGATTCATATTTTGGATTAATTTATTTGTTTTTTTTCTATTTCGACATTTATTACATTGACATTTATCGCATTTGCATCCTTTAATAGTTTTGGTTTTTTCAAAATACATCGTTTTATAACTTGGTATTTTTTCCATAATTTGGCAGTTAAATACTCTTTTTGGCATAAAAATAGAAGTTGTTTGATCATTTTTTTTTGTGCATTCATTGTTACCACATTTAATTTTACAATTACCGACACATTTAATTTTACAACAACATATTTTATTAAAATCGGGTCGGTTATGATTATCATGGAAATGACCACAGCGACATAACGGATTTTTATTTAGTGAAATTTTAGTACTTGTACAACCCATTAATTATTACAACATAATATATTACAACATAATATATTTAGTACTAACAGCCACTGAAACCATTTTTATTCAATTTTTTTTGGAAAGTAAGTTATTCTAAAAAAAAAAATGAAAAACGAACATACTAGCGTATCCTTTAATGACAATAGTGATACTAGCATTATGTTTGATTATCAGAACATAACAGAAGAAACCAATGGTATGGTTAAAGTTTTAACCAATCCGCCTACATATATACCTCCTTGGAGAGCCATACATACAGGCAATCCATGGTTTAACCATAACAAAATAGAACCAGTGTGCCAAAATACCGGCTATGAAGTCCAATTCTCCAAACAAGAGTTGCGAAAAGGATATTTTGATGTCAAGCACATTCAAATTCCGTTTGGTAATATTGAAGAGGTAATACACGGATTTTATGTTATGTCCAAAAATAGCCGTGTCGAACCACTAGCACGTATCAAAGGATGGTTGGAACAATTAGATACCAAATACTTAACCATTCTGAGTACAGTTGCTAATTTACCAAACGAAATTCGCGACAATCCTTATGAATTGTTGAATATTGTGACCACATTAGCGTTACCTTGTCAGCAAAGCGGCAAGTTAAGTTGCGAAAATCGCGATACGAATATCCAAACTTTACCAAATGAAAACCCAGCAAGAGAATATGTTCTGAAATTTTTAGAATACATGAAAGAAAAAGATCCGAATACCCACATGATATCAGCTTGGAGTGCCCGCGATTATTTGTTATTTACGGATATGATACTGTACAAGTTGTTTGTTGGTGGTATTGATATGACAGTTATTGGTACGTTTTCATCCCCAACCAATATTTGTTTAAGCGGAGAACTCCTATTTTGGTTAATGCATTTATGCAATCATCGGCTTGCATTTTTTTGGAAAAAAATGTTTCAATATGATTCCAATATAGATGTTCCATGTGGGTACAATTTTGAATCATTTTGCGCAACGATATCCTTTAAATGGCAAAATATTTTGGTACAAGTACTTGAATACAACAAGCAATATTTTCCCGATAATTATCTGGTCAAAAAGATAGCAAAACTCGAGTTGGAAGATCATGGAACCTGGTTTTCATCAGAATCTTTATTCATGTGCCATATTAGTCTTCTTACAGGTGGTCATTTTCGTGAAAAAAACAATAAAAAATAGTAACAATTCGCATGTCAATTTTAATTAAAAATATTTTTAATTAAAATTTTAAACAAAATAAAAAAAATTGAAATTATAATTAATAACAAGTTGTAAAATATATTGGCAATTTCAGCAGTGAATACTGGCATGCTCGATAATGGACATATTAAAACAAATCGAACCAGTTTTTCAGGTTATTGTCACAGATATTCCGGTGGGTCAGACTTTGGAAAGTTTTGTTAAACTGAAAAAGCCCGAAAAAAAAATTACTGTTAAAGAAAGAAAAATGTGCAAAGATATAACTTATTCTGGAGAAGGCTATGAAAAAATTTATCGAAAAAAAAAGTATTTTGTACCAGATGGTAAAGGATCATCAAATCTCCCAAATGGCGATATTTATGTAGGCACATGGCTGAATGGTATACTGCATGGAATTTGTTTGTATAAATCTATGACTTTTAAATTTGATTATGTCGGGGAATTTGAACTTGGAATAATGCAAGGTCACGGCAAATTATCCTTTGACAAAGACCAAGTTGTTAGTATAGAAGGAACATGGATTAATAATAAAGCAAATGGTAATGTTGTCGTTGAATATCAGGACAAATCCAAATATGTGGGTACTATGCGAAATTTTAATAAACATGGTAAAGGTCTTTTTTTTGGTCACGATGGTGTAATTATCAATGCCAATTGGCACAATGATTTGTTGAATGGGAAAGCCGAAATACACCTTCCAAATTGTAAAATCGAATGCAAATATTTTAAAGGTAAATTATTATCTTATTGTAAAATTTATTTTGCAGATAAATCCTTTTATAAAGGACATTGTGGTGATACATTTCTTCAACATGGTACTGGTGTCATGAAATATTCTGACGGGTCAATCTATAAGGGATCATGGATAAACGGACAAAAATCTGGTCACGGATTCTATTATTCATCAAATGGTGATTATTATAATGGGTCCTGGATCAATGGTAAAAAACACGGTATTGGATGTTATTATTCCAAAGTGGGTGCACAAGCTGTCGAGTTTGTATGGGAGAATGATATTCGCAAAAATATTATCCGATTGTACCAATATTGAGTATTGATTAAAAAAAATTAATAGAGTATTAATTTTTTTTAATTCGAAAAAGATGGATGACTGAATGGACAATCTGGATCATCGCAATTCCGGTCAAATTTACAATTCCTTGAATTTTTTCCGTCACGGTTCGGAATTACATGCGCGAATCGACATCTTGAACCATTCTTGCAATTTCCATTAACATAACCGTGGCAAATTCTAGTTTTATGTTTATTTGGACTTGTAGATGGTGAACACAATATTTGTCTTACTTTTTCTTTTTCCTCCCGAAATTCTTTGCGATCATTCCTTTTTGAAATATTCTCATCATTGTATTCTTTGGTGAATGTGCTAATCATATCAAGTGCCATCCGATTAAAAAGCATAGCGGTTTTACAAATATCAATTATGGTTGTGGTTGTTTCCCTGATATGATGGATACTATTTCCAACAATACTTTTGAGAGCAAAAAATGTATTAAAACAAAATGGTTCATAAATTTTATCTAAACCATTTCTCAAGTTGACCACAAACCATTCCAAACTATCTTTGTTGTCGTATGCTAGATGATATTTTTTGTAAAGATATATTAGCAACAATTCCATTATTGATCTTATATGAGTGTTCAATATATGCACATCTATCGATTTTTTAAAAATATCCCCGAAAATGAATTGATCAGGTAAATCAGTTGTGTTTGCAACTTTCTGAACCATGTCAACAATGGAAGAAACTATTTTGTCAAGCTCACACAAATGCGCATCCAATGAATCGATTTCATCATTAACTATTTTTAATGTTTCGATACCACAACGCATATTTGATTCGAATGATGTCAACATTAATGGTTGCTTTTTTGGAATCACTATATCCGAATTTACCAATAAATTTTCATTAGATGGTTCGGACACAGCACTAACAGTAATTTTACTTGGTGATACATTTTTAATCAGGCTATCAAATGTTTTGATTTGTAGTTCTAATGCTGCGTACACATCAGGATTTGAAAGGTAGATTTTCTGTAAAATCTCCATCGAAGCTGGAAGATTCGACCCATTTTCGGAACAAGTTTTTTCCATTTTTTGTTTTTTACGAACAAAGTGGAAATATATCATGGCTAGAGAGATTGCAATTATCAGTATGATCCAAAATCAATTTTTTGACAACGTCGTATAATTGTGACGTTATCATGAATATTTGTGTAAAAAAATTGATATTTATAATTACAAATATCTTTATTAAAAAAATAATCCATTTAAGCTATTAATAAATCTAACTAGCTTGAATAGATTATTACAAACTATTTTAAATTTTTTAATTTATCCCCAAAAATGAATACCATTAAATTGTATCTTAAAATAACTAATCCAAAAGAAAATCATAATGGTTTCCCATATCATGATGGAGAAAATGTGTTAATTGGTGAATTTAATGATGATCCCACTGCTTCATGTGTTCGTGGTGGCCTTTATTTCACTGATATTGAACATATTCTTGAATTTTTGAATTATGGTACTTATGTAAGAGTAATTACGTTGCCAATAAATGATCCCGATTTTAAGATGGTAAAAGATGGAAAAAATAAATGGAGAGCAAATAAAATAATTTTAGGAAAAAGATATAATTTATGTGATGTCTCGACATTCCAATATTTGTTGGATCAGGGAGCTGATATTCATGCTATAGCTAATAAAAAAGTATTTAGATGGGCTTGTAAAAATGGCTATTTGGAAGTTGCCAAATGGTTATGGCAATTAGGAAATGAAATATCTTCTCCTATTAATATACATGCTCACGATGAATACGCATTTAGATACGCCTGCGAAAAAGGACATTTGGAAATTGCCCAATGGTTACATCTATTAGGTAATAAACTAAGTTCTCCCATTGATATTCATGCTTATAATGAACATGCATTTGAATGTGCTTGTGAAAAAGGACATTTGGAAATTGCCAAATGGTTATATATATTAGGTAATGAAATAGGTTCACCCATTAATATTCATGCTGATGATGAATTTGCATTTAGATATGCTTGCCATAATAAACATTTGGAAATTGCCAAATGGTTATATCTATTAGGTAATGAAACAGGTTCTCCCATTAATATTCATGCTAATAATGAATATGCATTTAGAAGTGCTTGCTATGATGGACATTTGGAAATTGCCAAATGGTTATATCTATTGGGTAATGAAATCGGTTCCCCCATTAATATTCATGTTGATAATGAATTTGCATTTAGGTGGGCTTGTAAAAATAGCCATTTGGAAGTTGCTAAATGGTTATGCATATTATGTGATAAATACAATATAGATGTCAGTCCAAATAATAAAATTCGGTATTCAATTAATTAATTGTAATATATTATAATTAATTAAATAATTTTGTCATTGATAATTATTTATTTGCGAAATTAAAAAAATTGATATTTATAATTACAAGTATATTCATTAAAAAATAATCTATTTAAGCTATTATAAATCTAGCGTAGCTTGTCTCTTGACATACACTTCCATAATTACAAACTATCATAAACTCCCTAACTTATTCCCAAGATGAATTCCATTAAATTGTATTTAAAAATAACTAATCCAAAAGAAAATCATAATGGTTTCCCATATCATGATGGAGAAAATGTATTAATTGGTGAATTTAATGATGATCCCACTGCTTCGTGTGTTCGTGGTGGTCTTTATTTTACTGATATTGAACATATTCTTAAATTTTTGAATTATGGTACTTTTTTAAGAGTAATTACATTGCCATTGAATGATCCTGATTTTAAGATAGTTAAAGATGGAAAAAATAAATGGAGAGCAAATAAAATAATTTTAGGAAAAAGATACAATTTATGTGATGTATCAACATTCCAATACCTGTTAGATCAGGGAGCTGATATTCATGCTATAGCCAACGGAAAAATATTTATATGGGCTTGCGAAAATGGCTATTTGGAAATTGCCAAATGGTTACATCTGTTAGGCAACGAAACAGGTTCTCCTATTAATATTCATGCTAATAATGAATTAGCATTTAGATATGCTTGTTCAAATGGACATTCGGAAATTGCCAAATGGTTATATCGATTGGGTAATGAAATGGGTTCTCCCATTAATATTCATGCTGATAATGAATGCGCATTTAAAGGTGCTTGCCGTGATGGACATTTGGAAATTTCCAAATGGTTATATTTATTGGGTAATGAAACAGGTTCTCCCATTAATATTCATGCTGATAATGAATTTGCATTTAGATGCGCTTGCTCAAATGGCCATTTGAAAATTGCCAAATGGTTATATCTATTAGGTAATGAAACAGGTTCTCCCATCGATATTCATGCTGATGATGAATATGCATTTAGATATACTTGTAAAAAAAAACATTTGGAAATTGCCCAATGGT